TGTGAAAAAAAACACACGCCAAAGGAGGAAGACATGGCAGAACAGAATGGAATTGGATATTTACGGGATAAACTGACTATAAAAAAATCAAGAGTTCAGCTCCGGTACAAATATTATGAAATGAAAAATAGCTTTGTTGATATGGGAATATCAACTCCACCAAACTTGAAGAACTGGAAATCTGTTCTCGGCTGGTGCGGGAAGGCGGTAGATTCCCTATCCGACAGGCTTATATTTCGTGAATTTATGGACGACAATTTTGACCTAAACGAAATATTTCAGATGAATAATCCGGATACGCTGTTTGATAGTGCGGTACTATCTGCATTGGTGTCATCCTGCTGCTTTATCTACATCAGCGCAGATGAGGATGGCTTCCCGCGGTTACAGGTTATCGACGGAGGGAGCGCAACGGGTATTATAGACCCGATTACCGGTCTTTTGACTGAGGGGTACGCAGTCCTGGAAGTAGATAAGGACAAAAAACCAAAATTGGAAGCATATTTCGTGCCGGGCAGAACAGTTTATTACCGGGCCGGGGAGAAAGAGGCTGAAAGTATACCGAATAGTGCGCCGTATCCGTTACTGGTCCCAATTATTTATCGGCCGGATGCGGTCAGGCCGTTCGGGCATTCACGGATAAGCCGGGCCTGTATGGAAATTATGGGGAGTGCGCTTCGAACGATTAAGCGATCGGAGATTGCGGCAGAATTTTACTCCTTCCCACAAAAATACGTGGTGGGATTGTCAAGCGAGGCGGAGCGGATGGAAAAATGGCGGGCAACAATGTCATCCATGCTTCAGTTTGATAAAGACGCAGATGGGGACAGCCCGAAATTGGGGCAGTTTACCCAGCAGAGTATGTCGCCGCACACAGAACAGCTCCGGATGTTTGCTTCGCTGTTTTCAGGGGAAACCGGTTTGACATTAGACGATTTGGGTTTTGTGACAGATAACCCCAGCAGTGCGGAGGCCATTAAGGCCAGTCATGAGAATCTAAGATTGGCAGCCAGGAAAGCACAACGTACCTTTGGCAGCGGATTTTTAAACGTCGGATATTTAGCCGCATGCATCCGGGATGATTATCCATACCAGCGGAAACAGTTATATCTTACCCGCGCTGCCTGGGAACCGGTATTTGAACCAGATGCAGCGATGCTAACCAGCATTGGTGATGGTGTGACTAAAATCAACCAGGCTGTCCCAGGTTATTTCGGCCCTGATAACCTGCGGAGCCTGACAGGGATTGATTATTTAGGGGAGGTGAAGTAGTGGAAGACATAACACCGGAGCTGCTTTCAAAAATCGAAAAAGCTTTTAAGGCAGCCATCGAGAAAAATAAAAAGATAACGGTTTTGCACGAGAGGATCCGAGACGGAACTGCTACATACCAGGAAGCAAATGAATTTGCAATAGAGATTGGTGAAAGCCTGGCGGAAGCATTTAAAAATCATTTAAGTGCCGACATCCTTCCCGATGGGCGCATGTATTACAATATTGCAAGCCGGATTATTCCGGAGACATTGCAGCACAATCATGAATTAATCACCGAAGTTACTGCAAAAATCCAGGAAGATTTGAACAAGCGCGCTGGAATAGGGATAAAAGCAATCAAGCCGGAATTGAACGAGGACCGAATAAAAGGGCTTATTGAGAAGGTATCAAATGCAGAAGACTATAATGATGTGGCATGGGTTCTGGATGAGCCAATCGTAAATTTTTCCCAAAGCATTGTGGACGATTTCATCCGAGAGAACGTGGAGTTTCAGGGGGCAGCAGGAATGCGACCAAAGATTATTAGAACGACAGTAGGAAAGTGCTGTGAGTGGTGCGAAAAGCTCTCGGGAACCTATTCATATCCAAACATACGGAAGGATATTTACAGGCGTCATGAGCGATGCAGATGCATCGTTACTTATGATCCGGATAAAGGGAAGGACATACAGAATGTTCACACAAAAAGATGGCAGGAACGTGAAAAAATAGAGGCAAGAAAGAAAATTGGTATTAGCCAGGAGAAAAAAGAATCACCGGAAGCCAGGCAGCAGCGGGTAATGCGGGAGAATGGATTAAGCCGTGAGGCTCAGAGATTGGCCCATCCCAAAATACACCGATGAATAATTATGATTAAGGAGGGGATGTCATGGCAGATGTCAGAATGGGCCGCCAGACACCCACTCAATCCGTAATTCTTCCTTACATCCAGACAAAAGGGCCGGAAGCGATTGAATTATATCATGCAACAGGGAATGACCTGCTGGAATGGCAGCAGCTTTTAGCATGCGACATCATGGCGACAAACGAAGACGGCCTGTGGGTACATCAAAAATATGGCTACTCCGTGCCACGAAGAAATGGTAAAAGTGAAAACGTTCTGGGCCGCTGCCTGTGGGGGTTGAAAAACGGAGAACGCATTCTTTATACGGCCCATCGGGCGACAACCTCGCATTCGGTATGGGAACGTCTGGATCGAATGTGTTCTAAAGCTGGAATTGAAATCGAGTCATCGTTTAAAGCATTCGGAAAAGAGCATTTATATGCATCAGACGGAGGTGTAATTGAGTTTCGAACCAGGACGTCAAGCGGGGGCCTGGGGGAAGGCTATGACCTTCTTATAATCGATGAAGCGCAGGAGTACACGGAAGCGCAGGAAACGACACTGAAATACGTTGTATCAGACAGCCCCAATCCGCAGACGATTATGCTTGGAACGCCTCCAACCGTGGTGTCGGCCGGAACTGTGTTTGTAAAATACCGGGATACGGTGCTTTCTGGAAATGGTTTTGATTCCGGGTGGGCTGAATGGTCCGTCGAGGAACAGCATGAACCGGGAGACGTGGAATCATGGTACGAAACCAATCCTTCCCTGGGGACGATTTTAACAGAAAGAAAGATTCGGGCAGAGATTACAACCGATGATATCGATTTTAATATCCAAAGATTGGGGCTGTGGCTTAAATATAATCAAAAATCAGCCATCAGCAGGAATGAATGGGATGCACTCCGGCTTTCAAAGCTGCCAGTCTTTAAAGGACAATTATTTGTTGGAATTAAATACGGCGTGAATGGAACAAATGCGGCTATGTCTATTGCCGTAAAGACTGAAGACGGAAGAATTTTTGTTGAATCAATTGACTGCCGGCCAATTCGGGCAGGGAACGCCTGGATTATTGAATTTCTAAAGGCTTCACCCGCTATTGGAGGCGTTGCGATTGACGGCGCAAACGGTCAGAAAATCTTAGAAGAGGATATGAAGGAAGCGAGACTGAAAGTACCTGTGCTGCCAACAGTAAAACAGATCATAGTCGCAAATGCGGCGTTTGAACTGGGGCTTGAAAAGACCATCTGTCATATGGGTCAGCCATCGTTGGCCCAGGCAGCAACTAATTGCGAAAAACGGGCAATTGGGACCAATGGAGGATTCGGCTATCGCGCCCAAAAAGAAGGGGTTGAAATTGCCTTGTTGGATAGTGTTATCCTGGCGTACTGGATGTGCCGGGAAAGTAAAGAAAAAAAGAAACAGAGAATTAGTTACTGATATAGCAGCTCTTTACAGGCTGCTTTTTTAGTATAAGATTACCGATACCACCGGGAAGTGGGGAAAGGAGAAAAAAATGGCAGAGTTTACACCAATTACAACCCAGGAGGATTTTGACAAAGCAATCGGAGAGAGATTGAAACGCGAAAGAGAGACGGTGAAAAAAGAATTTGCCGGATATCTGTCGCCAGAGGATGAGAAAAAGAAATATGAAGGCTATCTCTCACCGGCAGCAGAAAAAGAAAAGTATAAAGGCTACTTAACTCCGGAAGAGGCAGCAGAGAAAGAAAAAGCAATTAAGGGCTACGAGGCCAACTCGGTAAAAATGAGAATCGCCCATGAGGTAGGGATTCCCTACGAGCTTGCAGACCGATTAACGGGGGAGAATGAAGAGGCACTCAGGAAAGATGCGGAGGGACTGATTAAAATTATGGGAAGCCAGGCACATAAAGTGCCACCGCTTAAAAGCACTGAGCCGCCGGCGGCAGACACAAAGACAGCAGCTTTTAAATCAATGCTGGATAACATGAAAGGAGAATAGAAGATGGCAAGTATTTTAACAAAGGGAAGCTTATTCCCGGCAGAACTGGTTTCTGAAATGTTCAACAAGGTAAAGGGGAAATCTTCCTTGGCAGCTCTTTCCAATCAGGAACCAATACCGTTTAATGGTAAAACAGAATTTACATTTACGTTAGACAAAGAGGTCGATATCGTGGCAGAGAACGGTAAAAAAACCAATGGTGGAGTCACAGTGGAACCTGTAACCATTATCCCGATTAAATTTGAATATGGTACGAGGGTTTCGGACGAGTTCATGTATGCGGCAGAAGAAATACAGCTTGGGTATCTTCAGGCGTTTTCGGATGGGTTTTCAAAGAAAGTTGCACGAGGACTCGACATTGCGGCCATGCATGGATTTAATCCACGAACTGGAACTGCATCTTCCGTGGTCGGAAACAATCACTTCGATGCAGCCGTAACACAGACAATTGATTATGTAGCAGCTTCGGCAGACGATAATGTTGACGCAGCCGTAACAGCCATTCAGGCCGCAGACGGTTCCGTAACTGGGATGGCTATGTCACCGGCATTCAGTTCCGCGCTGGCCAGGCTGAAGGCAAACGGAGTTCGTCTGTATCCAGAACTGGCCTGGGGAGGCAATCCGAGTTCCCTGAATGGACTGGCAATTGATGTAAACAATACGGTATCATTCGGAACTTCTAAGGATCAGGCCATTCTCGGAGATTTTCAGAATGCATTTAAGTGGGGTTATGCTAAAGAGGTTCCGATTGAAGTGATTCCTTATGGAGATCCGGATAACTCGGGCGTGGACTTAAAGGGTTCTAACCAGGTTTATATCCGCGGCGAAGTGTATGTTGGATGGGGAATCCTGATTCCGGCCTCTTTCGGCCGCATTGTAACCCCTGAGGGCGCATAATGAAGTACCGAAATAGAAAAACAGGATGTGTAATTGATATCAAAAGCCGTTTGAGTGGTGGTGACTGGGAGCCAGTAGAGTCGGCCCCTGCACCGCCGCCCCAGAAAAAGCAGGTGGTGAGAAAAAAGAATGTCCAACTTTGCGACGATTGAAGATATTGAAAAGTTATGGCGCACGTTAAAACCAGATGAAAAAACCAGGGCGGAAGAGCTTTTAAAAGTGGTTTCAGATAGTCTCCGGGTTGAAGCTGCTAATGTGCAGAAGAACCTGGACGAAATGATATTGAAACAGCCTTATCTTGGGACTGTGGCGAAATCAGTAACCGTGGATGTTGTTGCAAGGACATTAATGACATCCACCGACCAGGAGCCAATGTCTCAAATGTCCGAGTCTGCCCTCGGATATTCGGTGTCAGGCACATATCTAATACCGGGAGGCGGCCTTTTTATTAAAAAATCCGAGCTGTCGCGCCTGGGCTTACGAAGACAAAGGTATGGGGTGATTGATTTTTATGCTGAAGGGAATAACGATAACACTACACAATAAGAAAATAGCGTCGGCCGATGAATTTAACCGCCCAATTTATCAGGAAACCCCGATATTGGTTGAAAATGTACTTGTCGCCCCGGAATCAAATCCAGAAATATTGAGTCAGCTAAATTTATCCGGAAAGAAGGAAGTCTATGTTCTGGCTATTCCAAAAGGGGATACAAATAATTGGACGGATACTAAGGTCGAGTTTTTTGGAAAAGTATGGCGTACAGTAGGAGAACCGCTGGAAGGAATTGAGGGACTTATCCCGCTTGACTGGAATAAGAAAGTGAGAGTGGAGCGATATGGCTAACATGAAAGTAGTATTGAATAGCGAGGGGGTACGCTCCCTGCTCCGGTCAAAGGAAATGATGGATTACTGCACGGAGCTTGCGCAGGGAATCCAGGGCAGGGCTGGGAACGGATATGATATAAGCAAGCATACAGGACCAAACCGAGTCAATGTTTCGGTAAGAACGGCCTCCGGTGCTGCGGAGGCAGAAAACAGGGGTGGAAGCAACAAACTGTTAAAGGCGGTGAAGTGATGATAGAAAAGACTGTACTTGACTATCTGAATAGAAAGTTGGACGTGCCGGCATACATGGAGGTCCCGGAAAAACCAGAGAAGGAATACGTTGTGATTGAAAAAACGGGAAGCGGAGCAGAGAACCATATCTGTTCCGCTGTTTTTGCAATACAGTCAATTTCGGACTCCCTGCTGCACGCTGCACAGTTAAACGAAAAGGTTAAAGCGGCAATGAATACCATCATGGAACAAGATGAAATCTGCCGTGCTGACCTGAACAGCGACTATAACTACACGGATACGGCAAGCAAAGAATATCGTTATCAGGCCGTATTTGATGTAATCCATTATTAAAAAAAGGAGGAAAAGGAATGTCTGACACTGCAAATGTATCGGTTGGGAAACCGAAAATAGAAGGTGCTGTATACCGTGCGCCGATTGGAAGCACGCTTCCAACAGATGCGAAAGCGGCTCTTGATGCGGCATTTAAAGGACTGGGATATATCAGTGATGCGGGAATGGTCAACAGTAACTCGCCAACGACGGAAAATGTAAAAGCCTGGGGAGGCGATCAGGTTTTATCTTACCAGACCGAAAAACCGGACACCTTTCAGTTTACGCTTATTGAAGCGTTAAATGAAGAAGTGTTGAAAATGGTATACGGTGATGACAACGTTGCCGGTACGCTGGCAGCGGGCATTACAGTAAAAGCGAACAGCAGGGAGCAGCAAGAATGTGTATATGTTGTTGATATGATTCTGAAGAACAATTCCCTGAAACGCGTTGTTATCCCTAAAGGAAAGGTGACGGCTGTAGGCGACATTACATACTCTGATACGGCCGCAATTGGCTATCAGACAACTATCACGGCGGCGCCAGATTCCGCAAGTAATACGCACTACGAATACATCACAAAGGAGGCCGCAAAAGCATGATTAAGGGTACAACAAAATCGGGATTTAAATACGAGGTCGATGAAAGCGCGGCGGATAATATGGAGCTGATTGACGCACTGGCGGAGGCGGCAGGCGATGATATGCTTGCTATTTCCAACGTTTGTAAAATGTTGCTTGGAAAGGACATGAGGAAAAAGCTCTACGATCATGTCCGCGCAGCGGATGGACGCGTCCCCATTAAGAATGCGGTCGATGAAATTATGGAAATTATGCAGGCTATGGGAGATAAGGGAAAAAAATAATATCCCTCGCCGGAATGATGGCAGTGGACCGCGATGCATGGATATGTGACCTTGCAGAAACATATAGAATATTTGATTACAGGGCGTTACCAGTTGGATTACTGGCGACGCTCTCTTTCGGTTTAAGGGAAGATTCCAGGATTAAGCAGAAGATGAATGGAATGAAAACATCAAATAGTACCATGCTCCTGATGTTGGCCGTGGACTGTCTGAGAATGCTTGTATGGATGAATACAGCCGATGGGGCTAAGAACATCAATCGGCCTAAGTCGTTGGTCGAGGAATTGATTGAAACTCCAAACCAGAATAGAGAATTTGAGGTATTCGAATCCGGCGAGGATTTTGAAGCAAGACGAAGAAAAATAATAGAGGGGGTATGATAAATGGCAGCAGGAACGGAATTAGCAAAAGCATATGTACAGATTATACCCTCCGCTGATGGCGTAAAAGGGAAGATCCAGGAGGCACTTGGCGGAGAGGCGGAATCAGCCGGAAAATCCGCGGGGGCCTCTGTGGGAAGTAACCTGATAGGCACATTAAAAAAAGCGTTGGTTGTAGCCGGAATTGGTGCTGCAATCAAGGAGTCTATTGAAGCCGGTGCGGAATTACAGCAGAGCATCGGCGGCATTGAGACACTGTTTAAGGATAACGCGGACACTGTAAAGCAATATGCAGCAGACGCATATAAAACCGCTGGGCTGTCGGCAAATGATTATATGCAGAGCGTAACCGGGTTTTCCGCAAGCTTGTTACAAGGGCTTGGCGGAGACACGGCAAAAGCCGCTGAAGTTGCCAACATGGCCCTGGTGGACATGTCCGATAATGCGAATAAAATGGGTAGCGACATGGGGTCGATACAGAACGCTTATCAGGGCTTTGCAAAGCAAAATTATACGATGTTGGACAACCTGAAGCTGGGATACGGTGGGACGAAGTCAGAAATGGAACGGCTCCTAAAGGACGCCGAGAAGTTCTCTGGTGTTAAATATGACATTGACAATTTAAGCGATGTATACAACGCTATCCATGTTATTCAGGGAGAACTTGACATTACCGGAACTACAGCAAAAGAAGCTTCGACAACAATTTCTGGCTCCATGGACTCGATGAAGTCTTCTTTTCAAAATGTTCTTGCAGATCTGGCCCTGGGAAATGATTTAAGCGCTTCCATGCAAGGGCTGGGAGATTCTATTGCGGCCGTGGCACAGAATATCATACCGGTAATTACAAACATTATCACATCGGTTCCAACGCTCTTAGTTGCATTGATTCCGCAGCTAATCCCGATTGTAATATCCGGGGCGCAGCAGCTTGTTCAGGGATTAATAGACGGCTTTTCGCAAGCCTTGCCGGCCATAAGCGGTATCAGTACACAGATTCCTGACGGAGTTATAACGGCCATTTCCACCGGGCTTCCTTCTATCCTGCAAAAAGGTGTGGAAGTTATCACGAATGTGGCAAATGGAATCTTGCAGAATCTTCCGTCATTAATTTCCGCAGCAGGGAATATTTTAGGGCAGCTTCTGAATGCATTTCTGGCCGGATTACCAGGCATGCTTGATGCAGGCGTTAAGCTGGTCGGGAACATCGGAACCGGACTACTGCAAAATGGGCCGAAAGTATTAGCCGCCATTGGAAGCGTGATTGCACAGCTATTATCTACCATTGTGTCACATCTTCCGGAATTGCTTCAGAAGGGAATTGAGTTAATCGGCCAGTTGGCAGCCGGTATTATAGAGGCAATTCCCAAAATTGCTTTGGCAGTCCCGCAGGTAATAAGCGAGATTAAGACAAAGTTTTCAGAGATTGATTGGGGAGAAGTTGGTTCGAATATTATTTCGGGCATTGCAAAAGGAATTACCGGAGCTGTGGGAAAGATTAAGGAGGCAGCAGAGGGAGCCGCTAGAAAAGCGTACGAAACAGCCAAAAAAGCACTCGGTATCAACTCGCCGTCAAAATTAATGCGAGATGAAGTCGGAAAGTTTATCCCGGCCGGTATCGCGGAAGGCATTAACCAGAACGCAAAAGTGATCAGCTTTGATGCAGTTGCAAATCATATTGTATCCAATGCTAAAAGTACAATTGGAGCCGAAACAGTTCCGCTGGCCTATGCTTCAGGAGGAACATATTTTGATTATGCCAGGATGGGCGACCAGATGCGTCAGGCGCTTAATGGAACCGCCGTTCAAATGGACGGAAAAGCTGTTGGTCGGATTACCACACCTACAGTAAACCGGAACATGTTAAGTCAGGAAGGATTAGAAAGGAGAGGTGTAGTATGACCGATTATGGTCAGGCTTACGGAATTTTGTTTGATGATGAGAAGCATACATACAGAGACTTTGGACTAATCTGTACCTCACTTCAAATCGAGCTTCCGGAATTAAAAAAGAAGCAAATCGAGTTAAAAGGAGCTGACGGGTATATTGACCTTACAGAAGTATTCGGCCGTCCGATGTACGGGAACCGGACCATTAAATCAGAATTTGTCCTGAAAGAAACAGGCGCGGAGGATTGGGCGAACAATATTTCAAATATAGGGAATTATTTGCATGGCCGGTCACGAAAATTCACCCTGGACAGCGATCCGGCCTATTATTACGAAGGCAGATTCGAAGAGGAACATGAAAAAGAGTTTCGTCCATTCTCGAAGGTAATTCTGACGGCCGATTGTAAACCGTATAAAAAAGAGCTGGCGGATTCCATAGCCGAAGACTGGCCGTGGGACCCTTTCTCATTTGAGGATGGGATTATCCGGGAATACGGAAATATTGTGGTAAACGGCTCCTACACGCTTAATATAATTGGGCGGGAACAGATTCTGGTTCCCATTATTTACAGCACGGCGGCGATGACAGTGACCTACAATAATAAGACCTACAATCTGGCTTCAGGAAAAAATTATATCTATTCCATTACAATTCAGCCGGGAGATAATCTCCTGGTATTCACGGGAACCGGAACGATATCGGTCGAATATAGGGGAGGGAAATTATAATGTACCGTGTGACAGCGCAATATGAATTTGAAGAATACAGCCTGCATGAAATGTTTTCTGACGAATATGTGCTGATATCTCCGGTACTGACGGAAAAAGTCGGCAAGGCAGGAAGCTTTAAGTTTGATATCCCTATTAACCATCCCAGTTATCGTTCGGTGCTGCCTTTTCAGACCTACATCACAATTTATAAAGACGATATTGAATACTGGCATGGAAGGGTGATAGATGCGGAAGAAGACTTTTACAGAACAAAAAGCGTCACCTGTGAAGGGGAGCTGGGGTTTTTAAATGACAGCATTATCCCGGTTTATCAGTTTTCCGGGAATATTCCGGAGTACATAGACAGTATTCTACTCATGCACAATTCACAGGTGGAAGAGGAAAAGAAGATTTACCGGGGAAATGTGGAAGTTACGGATCCAAACGGTTATTTAACCAGGGCGAACCAGAATTATCCCGATACGTTATCCGAGTTGACAAACAAATTGATTGATACGTACGGCGGTTATTTTCGGACTCGGCGCGTGAATGGGAAAATCTATATTGATTATCTGTACGAGTATGGAGAACTTAATCAGCAGCAATTACGAATTGTGGAAAACATCCTCGATTATTCCTGCAAATTTGGTGGGGATTTTTGCACCCGGCTAATACCACTTGGAGCAAAGCAGGAAGACACCGGAGAAGAGGACCCGCAGCGCATTACGATTTCTTCGGTCAATGGCGGCGTTATCTATGTGGATAACGCGGAGCTGGTGGCGAGATATGGAATAATTGTGGGAACGAAAACATGGGATGACGTGACAGACCCGGTTCACTTAAAGCTAAAAGGGCAGTCTTATATAAATTCGCAGGAGTTTCCACAAAAACTGGAACTGACTGCTGTTGATTTGTCCAATATCAATATCGACATCGATGCACTGCGAATAGGGTGCATGGCAACCGTAATCAGCCCGTTTCACGAACTGAGTGCGGCGTATTTTCTTTCCAGCAAAACGAGTCACTTAGATGCGCCGGAAGAGGACAGCGTATCCCTGGGAGCAGAAATAGATACATTCACCGGGAAGACTGCAAAACGGCAGCAGGACACTGAAAATCAGATAAGCAAAGTAGAGCAGGAAGCGCGCGAGAGTATCGTCAATATCGGTAAGACGATAACTGGGACAAAAGGCGGCTATGTCGTCTTGGATACGTTTGACGATTCCGGGAAATTGGTGGACCCGTGGCAGTTGTTAATTATGGACCGTCCAGACAAGACCCAGGCAGTAAATGTCATCCGAATGAATCAAGGGGGGATTGCCTTTTCGACGTCCGGCTATAATGGGCCGTATAAATCAGCCTGGGATATTAACGGTCAGTTTGTAGCCGATTTTATTCGGGCAGGAACCATGCTGGCTGACCGGATCCGGGGAGGCACATTACAGCTTGGCGGACAATCAAACCAGAATGGAGTGCTGAAAATTTTAAATGCTTCCGGGCAGCAGATAGGCATATGGGATAAAGACGGGATACGAATGAGTTCCGGGCCGTCACAGGTGAACTTCACTTCGCTGCAAAGCGGAAGCGCGATTGAACTAATAGGAAACGTCATTTATGGAACTGGCCGGCCGGATAAATCGCGGGCAACCATAGATTCCCTGCGGATAAAAATGTACAGCGACAGAGACGACGTAAACAGCGCCTACATCGAGGAGGACGCCGACGGAATTACATTTTGGATAAACCGAAATGAGTCATCGTTTTATGGGGCGGAGAACATGCATACCGTTGATGCCACGATTGACGGAAATCTTGATGTGAGCGGAGAGAAAAACAGGATTGTCAAAACGGGTTACGGCGATATAAAAATGGCAGCATATGAAACGGCGTCCCCCATGTTTGGAGATGTAGGGAGCGGAACAATCGGAGTAGACGGTCTTTGTTACGTGACGTTGGACAGTATTTTTTCCGAGACGGTCAATGCTGGGTGCGAATATCAGGTATTCTTACAGGCGTATGGACCGGGGAATATTTATGTATCGGATAGGACTCCGGCATTTTTTACTGTTACCGGCCAGCCAGACCAGCGGTTCGGCTGGGAAATAAAGGCAAAGCAGCGTGGATATGAACAGAACCGGTTTGACTGCCGAAGGGACCGTCTTAAGGCCCGAGACAGCGTTGATTATGCTGCTGAAGGGGCTGAATATTACAAAAAATATATGGAGGGACTGATAATATGAAGAAGATAACAGCGGTAACACTGTTTCAGACGGCGGTAGGGTACAGGCTGTCAATGGCATATTCAGAAATAAATGACGAAGGCGTCATTATAAAGGACAATGCCCGTCTTGACCGCATCTTAGTTAACCAGGACGTGATTGACAGTGCAACAGCCTTGATGTCTTACGCCCAGGGATGCGTTGATAAGGAGGGGTAAGCATGGCAATTGAGAACATTGACTTAAGTCAAGAAATAGAGAGTTGGAAATCGGCGGTACGCGGAAAAGACGTCCGGGCGGCCAACGTGGCAGCCTTTGAAAAAATACAGGGGACTGTCAACGATACGGTACAGAACGTGAACCAGGCGGCTGAAGATTCGGCCAGTGCCTCCCACAATGCACAAGCAGCCGTTGATAGCATTCAGACAGCAATTGCCACGGCGACAGAAAAAGCAGCAGCGGCGGCAACTTCAGCCACTCAGGCAGCCGGTTCCCAGGCAGCCGCGGACAGCTCTAAGACTGCGGCTGCACAATCAGAAACAAATGCGGCCGCCAGTGCTGCCGAGGCCCGGCAGATAGCGGAGGGGTTCGGCGGATTTGACGGTACAGCCGCCAGTGTAACGGCGACTGATACCTATGGCCTGGTTGTGGCCGCCCTGGGGGAAAGTACCACGCAGGCTTTGATTGATGCGGTGGCCAATAAAGTAATAAATGAGCTTATTGCTAAAAGTAATATAGTAAACAATCTGCTTGCAACGGAAGTAGGGACTGTATTGAGCGGTGCGCTGGGGCCAATAATTGACCAGAGATTGACAGATTTAATGAACAAATATACTCAATTAAATGGCGAGTTCGAACTTACGAACATTAAAAGCATTTCCTTTCGAAGTACTGTTACAACCGGCTGGCTCCTTCACATATCTATTGAAACAAACGATTCCCACGTATTCGTTATCGGGTTCGACAAGATCAGAGGTGTCATAGCTTATATTGATGGAGCAGAAATCTGGGAAATAACTCCTGTGTGATGCCACTATAAAATGGCGATCTGTATAAATGGCTAAACGTGACACGCTTGGATACGGGTAACGATGTAAACGACCTTCCCAGCCCATCCTTGGCCTATTCCTATTCGACGGCATCCCATGCGCCGTTTGATGGCATCAGTGCTAATATCCTTACAATAGGTATAGATGGTTACAAAGCCCAAATTGCCTTTGGAGTATCCAGGGATAGCGTACAAGTGAAAGTACGAACTTCGTACGATTTTGTTTGGCAGGGATGGAGAAGCGTTACGTTATCTTAAACAACAATGCAAAATGGCGAGGCTATAAAAAAGGGAACGCCAATTATTAATAACCAAATTGCCTCCATTACTCTCAGTTGGGACTATGGCGGCGTCTCTGGAGACTCACTTTTAGTGACAGATGTCTCTGGCCGAAAGCTTGTATTTGCTGTGGATGCTAAAGTGAATCCATAGTAGTAAAATGGCGATCTGAAAATTAAATTCCTGGACGTTACCTGCCAGGAAGGAAAAACAGAGACAACCGCATTAAGTGCATATGACAATATCGTAACTGGTATGGCATCTTTGTCCAACAATAATTATATTATCGGGCATATATTGATTAACGATAGACTAATTATCACTTCAACGGTCGCCCATACCGTAAGGGTATATTATATTAACATCCCAAAAAAATAACTGCCACCCGGAATCGAAATAACAATTTAACCGAGTAACAGCAAAAAGAAAGGAAGGTTGAAAAAATGAATAAAGACAAACTAATTTTAAAAAATGGACATGAAATTGAACTTGAGGCCGGAGCCAGCCTGGGAGCATTACAGGTGCTGTCCGCTGACCGTGCGGCGATGCTTGCCACCTGGGAGCTGCTTACTCCGGACAACCTGGCTGCTGTGCAGATTAAAAACGGCGCCGGGCTGACGGTCGGAACCTATACCGACCTTGTGCTGGTGTCTGAAACGTCCGTGGTGGCCTCCGACGGTACGATACTGACAACTTATAGCCTGCGTCCTAAAACAGACGTGGAACGGCTTGAAGAAAAAGTGGCAGCGGTTGAAGCGGGGCAGCAGGTGCAGGACGGGGCCATCAATGATGTAGCCACATTGGCGGGAACACTGGCAGAACAAGCAGGAGGGATGTCATAATGGGAAAATTTTACGGGTTAAAAATAAGGGCAGGAGAAATGGCGCTGGAAGAGGTACAGACGTGGTGGCGGCCACAGGTTGAAAAATGGCTGAAAGAGAATCCGGCGGAGTAAAGGAGATAGACAATGAAAAAAGAATATGTAATTGCAATTCAGGGAGCATTGGCGGCGGCCGGCGCTTTTTTAAGTGACAGGCTGGGAATCCTGTACCCCGTATTATGCGTTTTAATGGGGATGATGGTCTTAGACTATATCACGGGCATGCTTGCCAGCAAAACAGAAGCTATTGACCATCCGGACGACAAAAGGTATGGATGGAGCAGCAAAAAAGGGGCCAAAGGTATCATCAAAAAAGTTGGTTATCTGTGCGTGATCGCCGTGGCGATGGTAGTTGATTATGTAATAGCCAGGGTATCTGGAAGCCTTGGAATTGTAATGCCGACAAGCGCATTTTTCGGCCTTCTGGTGGCCGTTTGGTACTTACTGAATGAATTACTGTCTATCATTGAAAACGCTGGCAGAATGGGCGCTGCGGTGCCGGATTGGCTGCTTAAATATATCGCGGTCTTAAAGGACAAGATTGACAGCAACGATTATGGACAGGGTGACAGTAATCAGTAGAGAGGCGGTGATCCGGCTATCTTCCGGCCGGTGGGGTTATACCGGCGTTGCGACGTCGCAACAACAGTACATAGGCCCGGAGCTTCCGGGCCCTTTTTGATTGGAGGTTAAAATGCAGATACATCAATTACTCACGCCTTATAATTACAACCCCGGCCAGTTAAGCCGCATTAAATACATTGTCATCCATTACGTGGGGGCTACCGGCGGGGCGGAGGCCAACTGCCGGTATTATGCCAGTCAGCGCATCGGGGCCAGCGCCCACTACTTTGTGGGCTTTGAGGGAGAGATATGGCAGTCGGTAGAGGATAAGAACATTGCCTGGCACTGCGGCGCGAAGTCCTACAAGCATCCGGAGTGCCGCAACGCCAACAGCATCGGAATAGAGTTGTGCGTGCGCAATAAGGGCAGCCAGGCAGACACCAGCCGTGACTGGTACTTTGAGGACGCGACAGTGGAGGCAGCAGTGGAGCTGACCAGAGAGCTGATGGACAAGTACAACGTGCCGGCAGACCATATCATCCGGCATTACGACGTGACAGGTAAGATATGCCCCAACCCATATGTTTATAATCACACGAAACATACCTGGGATGCATTTAAGGCGGCGTTGTCTGGGCCTGAGAAGGCAGTTGGAGACTGGGAACACGATACCCAGGGAAAATACCGTTACCGTAAGTCTGACGGCCGATATGCCACGAATGAGTGGCAGCTTATCAATCATCACTGGTACCTTTTCGGTAAGGACGGATACATGCTGACCGGCTGGCAGCGCTGGAACGGCAGCAGCGTCATCGGGCCGGAGGATCCGGGAGACTGGTACTACCTGGATGGCACGGCGGGAGGGCCTCTGGAAGGGGCATGCTGGCACGAGCGGGCCGGAGGGTTTGGCGGTCTGGAGATATGGTGTGTAGATTAATTTAATATGCAAAATTTGTAATATTTTGTCACAATCAAGCCCCTCGATCGTTTATCTAGTATAGAAGAGGGGCTTGCCATATCCTACTCTTCACTAGGCCCCGGACCCTCAACCGGGGCCTCCTTTTCTTTTTGTTCTTTAGCAATCTTTTTCAGTTCTTCGCGTATTTCCTCCCTGCTATATTTTTGTGCTTTTTTAGGTATCCTTCGATGCTTTACAACATACCTGACAGTAAATGCAAATCCAGTTAACGCAAGGTCGATAGCAGATAAGTAGTATAGGATATCAAGCTTAAATCGGTTCCATTTTTTCATGTCAATCCCCCTCCCCTTTAACTTTATCATACTACTTTGGTACAGTGATAGTGCTGGTAAATAATGGAAATAATATGGCTTATTATACTGAATATAATCAGTATATTCAAGCCCCAGGTTGCAAAGTATAGTTAATGCAAGAGGGGTGTAAAGATGATTAGTTATAGGCCGTTATGGGAAACGATGCAGAAAAAGGATATTACGACATATCAGCTTATCAAGAAAGGGATTGATAAGAAGACAATCCATAACTTGAAAAACAATGCCAATATTACCATGTTAACGGCTGAAAAGCTTTGCAGAATTTTGAAATGTGAGATAAAAGATATAGTTGAATTTATAGACGATGCAGGCGATTAGGAGTGATTCAGCCGCCTTTATATTTGACTAACGTTTGACTAACAAAGTTTCAAAAAGTGACCTTTTGAGCCATCACGAGAACAAAAGTGAAATCCGAAAAACCTAATAATATCAATGGTTACATCACTGTATCGAAAATCACCATATATAATAAGGTACGCTACGGACCAAGGTGTCGGGAGTTCGAATCTTCTCACGCACGTACGAATCCCCTTATTCTACAAGGGTCTACAGAAAAAAGACATCCCATATGGGGTGTCTTTTTTGCATTTGACTAACATTTGACTAACGTTTTTTTTATTGACTAATATTCACGACTTTTTTACCTTGTAACAGCTCTTCCAACGTATCAGATGCAGCCGTATCGGCCCTCTTTAGGAAGTGACTGTAAATATCTGTTGTGGTACTTGTTTGCGCATGTCCGAGGCGTCCAGCGACGGTTCTGATATCAACGTTTTTGGAAATCAGCAGTGTGGCCGATGTATGCCGGAGTCCATGTAAGGGAATATCCGGTAGTTTCTTACTCTCATCCTTCACGGTAGCATTGTACCGCCGGATCACGTCCTTAAACACTCCATAAGGTGTGCTGGGATACATCTGCCGCCCGTTCCACTGGACAAACACATAATTGTCACCCTCCCATGCATCACCCAGTTTCAGGCGCAATTTGACTTGCTTTTTGCGGTACAGTCGGACAAGCTGCATAACGGATTCAGGCACTGAGATAATCCGGTTTGACGATTCGGTTTTTGGGGTTTTTGTGATCACTTTTCCATTTACAAGGCTGCTGCTCTTTGAAATATTCACAGTCTTTTCCTTGAAGTCGAAGTCGCTCCATTCCAGCGCAATCAATTCTCCGCGGCGCAGGCCACAAAACAGGGCCAGGTAAAAGAAAACCTTAAATTGAAGTGGAAGGTTTCTTTTTTGGATGTAGCTGTCCACATGGTAACTCTTTCCGGTATCGTCTACCCGATTATGTCCCTTAACCTGAATCTGAAAAGGATGGTTCAGGGACTCAAGAAAAGCCTCTGCCTGCTCTAAAGTAAAATGCTTGATAGTTTTACCGCCTTTCTGTTTTGGAGGGGATACGCGCGTGCAGGGGTTCTCTGAAACTATATTCCAGAGAACGGCCAGCTTATAGATACCACTTATCAAAGTATGGATATGCTTTATCGTCTTCGCAGAATATCCGCCGGTGTGGCCGTCCTTGCGTTTTTCGGACAGGGACAGGTAAAATTTATTGAGTTGTGCTGGCTGGATCTTCGCCAGTCTTAGGTTCCCGATGGCTGGAATAACGTGAATCCGCAGAAGAGTTTCATACTGTGACAGGGTGGCTTTTTCGATGTGCTGTTTTGCATATTCATTCATGTATCGCTCTGAAAACTCTTCAAAGGTGATCTTTTCGCCGTCTAAATATTTCCCTGACTTTACCGCCCGCTCAAAGTCCACGACAAATTCATTCAGCTTCTTTTCGATTTGTTTCTTTGTCATGCCGGGTTCCGGGGTGTAGGTATTGGTTTCTATGATTTGTGTTCCATCGGCCCGGCGGCCGTTGCTGACGGTGACTTGATAAGAGTTGCCACGTTTTCTTATGCTTGCCATAGTATCATCCTCCTTAAAAATGAGTGCAAAAAAGACGCCATACCGGTTGAAAGTTTGGCGCCTGGATGATACAATATATTTGTTCATGTACATTGTATCGGTGCCTTGCCGGTACAGATTATCTAAAAGCTCTAGGGGTTCGCAGCTCCTGGGGCTTTTTGCTTTTTTTATTTTACACATACGTTGCATGGATCGTTTTTCCCTGCTGAAAGCGCATCTGTTAAATTCCCCTCTAATATAGTTTTAGAACGTTTTAGAGTAGAACAGTTGCGATTATTGTGATAAGATTTCCCTCCGGGGGTCCAGTAAACAGTTGATGCAGCAATTTGATTTGAGCTTGTTTGATCCCCTGTGTTAACTGTGGTTTGTGGCTGTGCAGGCCTATCGTTTTCATTGCCGGGAGAATAGTCATTGCAAGGCGATGTATTCCATGAGAGAGAGTTACCATCGGTACTAGCTATAATGGTTCCTTGTTTATCTGTTCGATAAACCTCTATCTCCATTGCCTGTAGTTTCTCCATTGTTTCAATGTGTGGGTGGCCGTAATTGTTTCCAGCGCCACAACTGATTATAGCATACTCAGGTGTAGACTGCTGTAGCAGATCCCAACTTGTAGATGTACCGCTGCCATGATGTCCAACCACATATACATCACTGTCGAGGACTAAACCGGTTTTAACCATTTCAGATTCGCTTTGAGCCTCCGCATCACCGGTAATCAGGAAGCTTTTATTTCCATCTTGAATACGAATAGCGATAGAGTAGTCATTCACATCATTATATCCGGAACTGGATGGAGATAGCACTTGTATAGTTGCGTCACCCAACGAGAAAGTCGTTCCGACAGCAGGTTGCGATTTTGGGATGCCTTTATTTGCAATTACATTTTCAAAAGATTGAAATACCTTAGTACTTGCAGTGTAGTCAGGGGAATATACTTGTGACGTTGAAAATACGTTTAAAGCTCCGACAACGCCGTTCAGGTGGTCCGAATCATAATGGCTGGCTATCACATAATCTAAATCGGATACACCCTGTCGCTGTAAATATGATACAACATAACTTGATTTATTTGAGTCTCCGCCGTCATATAGCATGTATTCACCTTGTGATTCAACCAGTACAGATAGTCCCTGTCCAACGTCAAGAACATGGATATCTGTTTGTGCCTGGGCTTGAAAGCTCATAAGACCGCTCAGGCCTAAAGTATATAATATCAGCCTTGTCAGTTTTGATTTATTTTTCATGCAGCGCACCCCTCCGTAATTTTAGTGACAGTTTTTGCAAGCAGAATATCCCTGAGAGTCCAGGTAAGCCGCATCGCTGCAATATCCGGTGTTTTCGGCTGTCATTTTAGCAACAGAACTGCATCCAGGTACATGATATTTCTTTGTGCCAGTATTGACTATAATTGTATAGCCATCATAAGGAGCGGACGAAATACCAGAAACGGCGGGAGCAGGTGTATTGGTGGGTGCCTGAACGGTTTTTGGCTGCTGTGGTACGCTGGCCTGTGTCTGTACGATACCATTCACTATCCACGCTCCGTTTGCATCAACCGCGTTTCCGTCCGGTGCCGTTGTATTCATGAGACAGTACCCATCGTTATTGAAATAGTAATTTTCTGCAATTCCGTCATTATTCCCATCGATCCACTGCCAGCAGTTTAAAGGAGAGGTTCCGTCATCATTCTGATACTTCCACTGTCCATTTTCTTGTGCCTGCCAGGTTCCGGCGAAGGCTGTTATCCCCATACTCAGTGTTAACAATGCTGTTGCTACAAATAGTTTTACTTTCCTCATACGTTTTACCTTCCTTTTTTAGTTATTTAAATATATCAAAAAGACTGAAAGTAGTCTTTTTATAAACTTTATTGTAGGCAGCCTTCTTCGGGTTCTTCAGCCAGCCCATTCCCTTCTTACCGTATCCTGGGATAATCGCTTTTTTAATCGCCCTTTTGGCCCGGCCGGTGGTTCTGGCCTTAAAGGACTTCATAGGGCTTACTTTTCTCATTCCGAATTTCATGCGGTGTCCTCCTTATATCTGGAAATACTCATACACTTGAAGATTAGGTTCAAATTGTATGAAATAGTTATCTATCATAATACCATGCCCGTATATTTTCCGGTAAAATTCTATGGCCTCCGTAAAGGTTTCCTCTGAAACGTTAAGATATTCGGCTGCCTCGAACGGATTTCGGCACTGATGCTGATAGGCCCATATAATTCCTTGTAGTCCGATCTGTTTATTATAAGCCCATAACCGGGCTGAGCGTTCCTGTTTGCAGCTATTAACTGTATCTTGTTCCAGAATGTTACCAACGGTGGTATAGAAATGGCCCATTTCTTCTGCCAAAGTATCCGCTTTTTTTTGCAAAGTCGGTATGTCCTTCCGGATCGCAATGCGGCAGCCCTTGCAACGGCCATCACCGGACAGGAGTGGGGCTTCTTTCACTATCAGCCCTGCTCCGTCGGCTTCAATCAGTAATTCATCATAAGTCAATCCATCAACCCCTATTTATTCCAAAAAGCGTCGTCGTCCATAATGTCATTGTCATGTTTTCTCATATCGTCAGTTACTTCAATGTCAGTGCGTTCGTGGGCGGCCTGGGGCATTATATGTTCTTTTGGAAGAGGAGTAACTTTGTTGCGACGTTTAACTTCTGCAATGGTAAGTTCTAAAGTGCTTTTTAAAAGTTCCATATGTTTGCTGTCTAAAGGTTCTCCATTATAGAACAGAGGGCCTTTCCCATTCTCGAACTCTTTCATGATTTTATTAAGTTCGTCACCAATTTCACGCTCATCTTTTTTGGGAAGTTGTGGCTTCTCCTCCTCCCATCCCATAAGATAGGCAACGGTTGTTTCAAGTGCATCAGCGAATGCGACGACCTTAGACTGTGTTATATCATTTATTCCTGCTTCAATTTTGTTTATAGTTGACTTGGATTTATAATTTAGTTTTTTTGCTAATTCTTCCTGAGTCATTCCAAGTTCTTCACGTCGCTTTCTTATATTGTTTCCAACGGTAGTCATGTAAGCACCTCCTACAAGAATATGATAGCACACTGTACATTAAAAATCAACTTTTTTTAGCAAAATTCAAAAAAATAGTTGACAAAAAATCAACCCAGTGCTAGAATTTTGAGTAGATTTAAAATCTACAGAGGAAAGGAGGAAAAAGGATTGACTGATACTGATAAAATCAAACAGTTAATCTCTGAAAGTGGTTTTAAGATGCAGTATGTCGCATCAAAATTAGGTATAACTAGAGCCGCGCTTTCTCTTAAACTCAATAACAAAAGTGAGTTTAAGACAAGTGAAGTTGCTGTGTTGTGCGAATTATTAGGGATTAATAGTCTTGAAAAAAAAGAAGAAATTTTTTTTATGAAAAAAGTAGATTAAAAATCTACAAAAGAAAGGAGAAGGAAGCATGAATAAACAAATTGAACAGACATTAGACAGCCGCGAAGTAGCGGAGATGTTAGGCAAAGAACACAAGAATTTAGTAAGAGATATTCGCTCATACGTTGAAGAACTTTCACTCCTCCAAAATGAGGAGTCAGATTCACGGCTCAAGATTGAGCCGTCAGATTTCTTTCAGGAAAGTAAATACATAAAAAGAGGAAAAGAATATCCTTGCTTCAAAATTACAAAGAAGGGTTGCGAGTTTACAGCCCACAAGCTGACTGGAATTAAAGGAACGGAATTTACGGCCCGCTATATCAACCGTTTTCACGACATGGAGAATACCATCCGGGAGGGTATTCCTCAGAAAGAAAAAGCCGATACGCAAGACCGTACCCGCATCATGGAAATGAATGCCCGTTCCCGGATGGCGCAGACATATCTTAAGCTGGCCCAGGTAGATACGCTCTCAGGTACATATAAAACAATCCTAACCGCGAAGGCCGCCGAGACATTAGCCGGAGAGCCGATTCTGCCTCTGCCGAAGTCGGAAAGAAAAGTGTATTCGGCAAGCGAGATAGGGGAATTGTTTGGAATTTCAGCAAATAAGGTTGGCCGGATTGCAAACGAATGCCATCTTAAGACGGAGAAATATGGAGAATACCGGCGGAGCAAGAGCGAACATTCGGTAAAAGAAGTTGATACCTGGGTGTATTTTGAAAGCGTAATTCCAGAACTTGAAAGAATCTTAGGATAAAAGAGGAGGAGAAGTAAAATGAATAAGACTGTTAGAAAAGAAAACTATGAGCGCGGTATGAAATATGGTGATGAAGTTTATTGTGGTCAGGATTTAAGAGATTTTGTTGGTATGACGATCAGGGAGGTTAGCTCTAATGACATAGATGCAAATGTCATTATATGGCTTGAGAACGAAGAAAGAAGCGTAGCGTTGTACTTTGATGACATTTGCTTCGACGGAGAACATATCAGAACAGTAGCTCATTCAGAAGATAGTTCATCATTTCTGTTGCGCCCTGTTTCGGAAAAAGATTTAAAAGAAATCTCAGAAATGAAAGGATATTGTGACTTAGATGTGTATGACGATAATGATGAGAAAATCGGAGTCAATCACATGTATTGCAATGATATCGGCCTCGAAGGAACAGAAGAATTTAAAGTAAAACGTCTGTATGTTTTTCACGATGGACAAATCATGACACAGAAAGAGGTTGAATAGATAGAAATGGACACAGAGAGCAAAGAGCTTTTATTAAAGCACATAAAGAAGGGGAAGTATGTCTCAGAACCCATCTTCAGTATATGCAAAATTATGAAGGGTGGGGACATGGAACTGTTTGCAAAGTCCTGTTGCGACAGAATTGAAGAGGGTGGTTTGAGAGACGGAGTTCATGTTTTTAGAATGAAACCTGCATCCTGGGGGTTAGGAGTTGATGCCTACGGCCTGAAGCTTTGCAGGGCTGTACTGGAAGTGTATTTACAACCGGAATATCTGGACGAGATAGAAGAGGCGGTTCAGGCTCGTCAGTCCTGGATTACAAATATTAACAATATGCTTTATGCTCTCAACCGGATGGACAAAAAGAGCTTGTTGAAGGCTGAGCCAGAGGCATTTGGCTATAAGGCTTCGTCGGAAGATTATAACGACATAGCTGATATATTCAGGACTACACTGAGATACCGGCGTTTCCCTTGTAATCTTCGCCCTTTCGCAGAACGACTATTCTTCACCTGCTGCCTGTTGGCGGAATATAGAGGACCGGCCAACATACTAATTCCCTTTGCAAAGGGAGCCTGGGACATGTGGGAGAATGACGGAAGACACGAGACAGGGAACGGGACGTATAGCAATGCCCTGTGGAGATTCTTGGCTTCACGCGGCGGTGCATCCAAAGTGCATCGGTTACAGGGGGATGACCTGGCTAAATATATCTATCTGGAAGTAAAGGCTTACAGGAAAGAGAAATGGAAAGAAATCAATCACATTAAGAATAAATCCTGTCTGGAAATTGAGAACCGGTACAAAGAAATTAAAATGGTGCTGGATGCCATCGGGAGATTGACACCTCAAAAACTTTTACAGTTATATCCGGTGACGAAAGAATACGACGGGGAGCGATGGGACTGCAAGGACTATTTTTATACGATGGATAAGCTGAAACAGTGGCCGCCTGATAAGCCCATCGGAACCGCCCAGGAAGTGGCCTGTCTCCTGTGGGATTACGAAAATGAGGATCTGGAAATTATGCTTTTACAGTGGCTGAATGCCGTTGATGACTTGAAAATTTACTGCAATAAAAACGGCCCATCGGATCGGTTCCATGATTTGATGTTAAAGAAAGGAAGGGACCATAATGGCAGAAATACCGAGAATGCGGACAATTAAACAGTGTGCTGCCTACTTTAAAGAGCAAGACCCGGATAGCGGCCTCGGTGAGTGGAGAATCCGTCAGATGGTAAATCAGGGTGAAATACCGGTATATCGCGCTGGCCGAAGAATCCTGATTAACCTTGACACGCTGATTACACACGTTGCCGGCGAAACGCCTGCTGCCGAAGAAAAAGAGAAAGCCCTTAACTGACGGCAATCAGAAAAGGGCAACCGGCCGGAGCCGATAGATTATAACACAAATACATAATACCACGGTTCCGGCGAAAGTTAAAGGAGGATTTTGGATGAAAAAAGATTTATCAGATTTATCAATTGAAGTTGAAGGAATATCATTGGCGATTACAGGGTTAATCAACCAACTGGATAATAATAAAACAAATTCGCTGACAGGAGATTCGTTGGGAAAAGCACTCTTCGGAATATCGTGCCATTTAGACCGGATATCGGACGATTTGGGCGACATAATTTAGCTTAAGGAGGATTTAAGATGAATTTGGAAGAACTCTTTAATAATGAACTTGTGCGCGCGTTAATTCGTGAATTGTCACAATGTACAATCGAGGAATTGCAAGATATTCGCGAGGATTGGGGAGAGAAAATGAGGCAGCAGGGGGTGTCTAAACGGATAATTCTTCTGTGTGGAGAGTTAACCGACTTGGTAATTGATAAAAAGATGGAGAAAGAGAGGGAATCAGCATGAAAAAAGATGATTTCACAGAAGAAGAACTGAAAGCTATATACAGAGATTTTTTAGAAAATGATATCGAACCGGCATCAGATTCAGTTCATGAAGCCTACAGGGCTATGCACAATGCGTTTGAAGAATATTTGTGTGCAATTGAAGAAGACATATTTACAAATGGCTTTCTCTACGGAAGAAGAAACCGGGTTCCAGGAATCAAGGAAGGCGGCATAACATATCCGAGAGACGAACAGGAATTTGTCCATCAATGGCTAGATGCTTTAGACGATCCTGACGAAGCGGACGAGATTCAGGGCATGGCCACTGTCGAAGCAATAAATCGGGCATATTACGCCGGGCTGGAAGCTGGGAGAAGGGAGAAAACATTATGATGATTTTAGGTTATCCGGTTATTGGTGAATTTAAAATAAGGGAAAATGTGTGTCTTCCCTTAGTGGATATCCCCATGATGTCAGACGAAGAGTGGAAGAGATTAAGCGCGGCCCAGGCAATAAAGAATTTTATACGAGAAAATGGCAGGGAACCAGAGGACGCCGAAGAAGCTTTTCAGTGGCAGTATGAATGGATTTCCAATATGGAGGATGAGGAATGAAAAAAGAAGAAATGAAACAGAGGGTATTAGAGTACATAGAGCAGAATGACCATGTGAGCTATGCAGAATTGGAATGGCTGTTTGAGCAGAACGATTATGACTACAAGGGGAACCTGGACGCATTGTCAGAGAGGTGTGAGCATGTGGTTTTCTGGACTGGCTGGAAGAAAGAGGCATATGACATGATGGGCGAACTTATCAGCGAAGGAAAGGCGCATCGGAAGCCAACGCTGCTTTTCACCTATCTGATAGATGGGAAAACATTGTTACTTCCACAGGTAAAGCGAAATACACAGTACAAAACAGACCATTGGCTGCCGGCAGTATTCTGCAAGGGGCCGGAGCGGCAGCAGGATGCATATAGAGGATGAAGTTTACTTAAGAAATGCGGAAGAGTGGTTTGACAATTTGCAATTGGATACTTAATTCAGTGCGAAAGGTGGTGAATAGATTGTATATTTATGAAGGTCATATGGGCAGTTTGTATGTATCGGATAAACCATTAGACTACGAAAATACCTATTGTGAAATTTGCGGAGACAGTGACTATTTATTAGGTCAAGCCAATACTAGAGAGGAAGCGTGGAATTTATTAAAAGACGATACGGATATTGAAGGTTCTGGAGGATGGGATTATGAATATGTTCAAGAATTTCTGAAAAAATATTTTGAAGAATGTTAGAGGAGTTGTCTAGAAAATGAGAAAGGTACGATTAGTCAATGTTGTGATACCGGAGATAGTGGCCTATATGGGGCCTGGTCCGGACATTAACAACATGGAACCGGATTATCAATGCCCGGAGTGCGGGTTTGGCGTAGCAGATGATTACATGTTTTGTCCACACTGTGGGGCGGAGCTTGATTGGAGACATGTACGTATGCTGACAGAAAGATTTAGAAAATTGGCGGAACGATTGTAAACATTGTGTTGTCCTATCTAAGTGAATACAGGAAAGCAGAACAGGGGATAGAAGGTTTTGTTAGGTGGATATGGATAAGCATCATTGTAATAAATGTCCTTTGTATGAGGTGATATTAAAAAGATATCCGTCAGGATATTTTAATATAACGGTATGTACTAAATACAAACAGCAGCTTTATTACTTGGCTGGCGAAGAGAATGAATCTCCACATATATGTGGGGAATGTGCAAACAGTTTTTCTTATGTGAAATGAAGATTTAACGGCGAATGCCGAGAAAGGATATTTATGAGAATAACTGGAATTGTAAAACGTGTGGATGATTTAGGAAGAATCGAAATCCCTGAAGTAGTAAGAATTGAACAAGGCATAGCTAAAGGAATGCCTATGGAACTTTTTACGGAAGACGGTGTGGTGATGTTTAAAAAATATCTGCCGGATAATTGTGTGGTCTGCCATAACTGCGGAGAGGAAGTCGTCGTCCCGGACGGAGCCGGATATCAATATTGTCCATACTGCGCACAGAGATTAAAAAGTTAAATTGACATTTAGAGGAGGAGCAGTAAATGGATGATATATTGCTGCAAGAAGTTAAAGAATTACAGGCTTGTTTAGATTTTCGCACATCGGTAGAAAATAAAGCAATTCAATTGATTTCAGAATGCCGGTTTGAAGAGGCGCTGATTCTTTTAAACACATCAATTTAGCCTTAAAGGAGGAATGAGTCTATATGATGCACCTGATTGATAATTACTACATAGACACCACAGGTTACGGAGTGACGCTTCAGACGGCGACGGGCAAGGATAAAAACGGAGAGCAGCTATATAAACCGGTCGGATATTACAGCAATATCGAACAAGCCATAGAGGCGTGTACAAACAAGAGGATATCGAACCGTATAGCAGACGGAATGCACAGCTTAGATGAAGGGCTTGCAATTATCCGGGAAGAACGACGGGTAATGCAGGAGCTGTTGAAAAAGGCAATGTTTCTGACATAAAGGATGGAGAGGGATAAAGCATGATGTTTTTTATGATACGCTCATGCGTACTGGCGGCTGAGTTAGCAGCAGTGTTGCATTACTGTTCAAAGAACGATATTTGTCGAGTGGTCCTTCACTGTACCTTGGCTTTAATTATGGCATTGGTGTAAAAATGCTGTATCGGGCAAAGCCCTTTACATAGTAACCCGTTGACCGTTCATTCTCTGGTTAATATATCACGGAAATATTGAATGCCACTTGAGTGAACCTTCGGAGAGAGGTTAACCGGCCTCTCTCTCATTAACGAATTTAAATAGTGGATATGCTTAAGGAGAGGAGTACTCATGATAACACAGGTTAAGATTGAAAATAGAGAGGGAAGTCTTATATTTGATTGTGATTCCCATGATTACAAGCTGATTATAGTGCTTTTAGAAGCGGCTTGGAAAAATGGTTATGATACTTATATCCGGAGGCTGGAACAAGGTGATTCAGATGACGAATAAAGAAAAAAAGGATGCATCAGGATGGATAAAAGTAAGTAGAGCGATTCAGGAACACTGGGTGTGGGATGAGAAGCCATTTTCAAAAGGACAAGCATGGATTGATTTGTTATTGTTGGCGAAGCATAGTGATGAAAAATTTCTGGACAGACGCGGAAACCTTATAGAAGGAAAACGCGGATATATATACAAAAGTGAACGGTTTCTTGCTGAACGGTGGGGATGGAGCAGAAAAAAGGTAGCATGCTATCTTTCACAGTTAACGCAGGATAACATGATAGATATGGTCAAAAAAAGAGCCAGTGAAAGAACCACTATTTTCATTGTAAACTACGAAGATTTTCAAGGGTTGGGGGCCAGTAAAAGAGCCAGTGAGGAACCAGTGAGGAACCAGTCAGGAACCAGTGAGGAACCAGTCAGGAACATATACAAGAATGTAAAGAATGATAAGAATGAAAAGAAAAAAGAATATATATGTCCGGAGCCGGGGATTCCCGCTCCTGACTGTAGCGATATTTTTCTCCCCCTTGTTAATGGAACGTTCTACAATGTCCCATTAAAAAAAATCAAAAATTGGGAGGCGGCATTTCCGGCAGTAGATGTTATGTGTGAACTAAAAAGGATGTTGACATGGCTGGATAGCAACCAGACAAAGAGAAAGACCGCAAGAGGAATTGAGAGATTTATTAACAACTGGCTTTCCAGAACACAGGACAATGGAGGCAGTAAACAGGAAATTTATAAACCTGTCCCTCGAACAACAAAGGATGGGAGGGTACTTGAATGAATTTTGATGAGAACGAGATCCGAAAAGCGATTACAATCATGAAACCAGAGGGTGAGTTGTTTGAAATCCGCATTATCGCCAGCGGAGGAAACGCCAGTGGATATTTCACCTCTGCCGATACCTTGCTTAACTGTCTTCGGTCGATACAACTTGGAGTCGGTGCCAACGTCTACATCACCCTGAATGGCATCAAAGATGAGTGTTATTCCCGGCAGCAGCGTGATCAACTGGTTCGAAATGCAAAGCCGACAACTACGGATTCTGATATCTTCTGTTATGACTGGCTGATGGTGGATATAGACCCGCAGCGGGCAGCAGGCACTTCGGCCAGCGATGAGCAGATACAGGCAGCGAAAGCAAAGGGGAATGAAGTTTATCAATTCATGAGAAAAAATGGCTTCGAAGAGCCGATAGTTGCCTTTAGTGGCAACGGCGTTCATTTGCTTTATCGGATTGGCCTGAAAATGGACGATGAGAATAAAAAGCTGGTGAAGAACTGCCTTACTGTTTTGGATCTGTTCTTCTCAGACGACAAGGTAAAAATTGATACGGCAAATTTCAATCCGGCCAGGATTTGTAAATTATACGGGACAAAAGCTCAAAAAGGAGCCGATACGCCAGAGCGACCCCATCGGATGAGTCACATTATTCGATCGTCAGAAAAGCCGGTGCAGAATAGTAAAGCACTGCTGGAGAAACTGGCGGGCCTGCTGCCGGCACCTGAGAAGCCGCAGAGGTATAACAATTATAACCCTGGTCGGTTTGACCTGGAGGAATGGTTAAATCGGTATGGCCTACGGTACCAGAAATCAGACTATGGCGGCGGTACGAAATTCATTTTAGAGCATTGCCCATTTGATGAAAGCCATACTGGTAAGGATGCGTGCATCTTTCAAATGTCAAACGGAGCAATCGGCTTTCACTGTTTCCACAATTCCTGTTCAGACAAGACCTGGCAGGATGTCCGGAGGCTGTACGAACCGGACGCCTACGACCGACAGTATGTCGAGGAACGGCCCAGGCCAAACTACAGGAATCCGGATTACGTCGTGGAAAAAGTGGAGCAAGTCAAATTTGTAGAGGGGCAGCCGGTATTTTTCACAACGGAGCAAATCCGCCTGATGAAAGAACCACCGGAGGAGTTTATAAAAACGGGAATCTCTGTGATAGATGAAAAAATGCGGGGACTTAAAAAAGGCTTTGTCACCTGTTTAAGCGGCCTCAGGGCAGCAGGAAAGTCAAGCATCATTTCACAGCTTACGATTGAGGCGGCGGAACAGGGATACCGGACGGCATTATTCAGCGGAGAATTGAAACCGAAGAATTTGTTGAAATGGCTGCTTTTGCAAGCCGCCGGGAAAACCTACGTGGCACCGACACAATATGATAATTATTACATTGTTCGTTCGCCCTTTGATGAACTAATTTCAAAATGGCTGGATGAAAAGGTATATATCTATAACAATTACTACGGGAACGAGTTTTCTTCCATCATGACGCAGATTCGAAAGTGCGTGACGGAGCATAAGGTTGATTTGGTGGTTCTGGATAACATGATGGCTCTGAACTTGATGACAATGGGAAATGACAAATACCAGCAGCAGAGTCACTTTGTGGAATGCCTGGAAAACTTCGCGAAGGAGGCCAATATCCATATCCTGTTTGTAGCACATCCTAGGAAATCGACCGGATTCCTTCGCCTGGATGACGTATCTGGCAGCAATGATATCGTAAACCGCGTGGACAATGCCTTTATTCTTCATCGGGTAAATGAAGACTTTAAAAGACTTTCAAAAGAGATGTTTAAGTGGAAATTGGACAATCCCCTGTATTCTTGTTCCAACGTGATTGAGATTTGCAAAGACCGAGACGGCGGCGTTCAGGATGAGTTTATCCCACTATACTTTGAGACAAGCACGAAGCGGCTAAGAAATTCGCCCGGAGAATTTAAAGAGTATAGTTGGATGGAGAGCAAAACAGGAATCTTTGAAGCAGCTGCCGCCGAGGATGAGCTTATATTTAAATAATAGGTGATGATATGACGGATGAAAAGATAAAGGACATATTTCAGAGATGCTATAACAAGTTTTGGTGTAAGTGGAGAGAGGTTCCGTTAAAGGAGGAGTCTCCGGAATGGGATGCGGTCGTGAAAGAGTATGGTGAAATACAAAAAACATTTGATTGTGAGTTGTGTAATCATATCATGCTGGACCTTTTGGAAGAATTGGAAAATAGGAGCAAGAAGAGAGGGGCGAAAAATGAGCAGAAACCTGTATGATGTAACCGATGTAAGAACAGATAAAGTACTTTTCACCGGGCTGTCACGGAACGAGGTGCAGGACAAGATAGGATTATCGGCCAAACATGTCTATCTATATGCACAAAACTATTCCATTTACAAGGGGATATATCAAATTTCGGCCAGAGGGGAAAAGACCTGGCAAGATGAATTTGTAATCCGGTGGAACCTGATAACAGAAGAGCTTCGGAAATATAGAGGCTTGGACCGGATAAAGATTGTAGAAGAAAATGGAGGAAACGGAGATACATAGCTAAGAGTTTTTGGAGATACACAAGGAGGTAACAATTATGATGAGTGCAAACGCAGTAATCAACAATATTCTGGTTCAGTCCAGTGATTATATAAAAGACAAACATTTCGAAGACCTGAAAATGGTCTTATACATGAACCTATGTAATTTTACTTTCGTTCAAAATGATACATCGAACGAACTAATTGAAAACTCCGATATTACATTTGGGGTTTTAAGGAATTGGCGGGACCAATTAATCGTGGAAGGGAAGACCGCAGGAACGATTACGCAGTACCTGTTTGCGATGCGAAAATTAATCGAGTTTACCGGGCTTGGAGTTGCAGAGATACGGGAGAATCATATCCGGAGCTATCTCGCACACGGTAAGGTATATAGGAAGTGGAAAGACAAGACGTACAACGGGAAGGTTAGATGTCTCAGACAGTTTTTTAATTGGGCCACCGATTATGATATTATTTCGGAGAATCCCATGAGAAGAATAAAGGAGACGAAAGAAGATTTTCGGATTGGTTCCATCCTGACACCGGAGCAGAGGGAGATTTTCCGCTGCTGCTGCCGGACAGAAAGAGAGCTGTCCCTGATAGACTTTCTATACAGTTCTGGCGGCCGAATCTCCGAAATTCGCCAGCTTAACCGCAATCAGATAGACCTGGTGAACCGCCGGGCAGTTATCTATGGCAAGGGCAGAAAGGAAAGAGAGATATATTTTTCGCCGCAGGCATTCGTACACGTCACGCAGTATCTTGCCGGCAGGAAGGATGATAATGAGGCTCTGTTTGTATCCACGAAGAAACCTTATAATCGGTTAACAAAAGACGGTATTCGGTGGATTATAAAAAATATACAGTCCAGGGATGAACGTCTGAAGGGCTTACAGATATCACCGCACACCTTCCGGCGCACGTGCGGTACTGATATGATAAATCACGGCGCACCGGCGGAACTGGTACAGCGTAAACTTGGACACAGCAATATCAATACGACACTGACATGTTATGCGCGGATTGCCACAGAGACAGTCCGAGAGGCAAATAATAAATATTGTTACGCATAGACAGGAGGATTAATGACAGCTAAGGAATATTTGAAGAGGATTAGGAAACTGGATCACGATATCGACAGAAAGCAGTATGAGTTTGAGACTTTAAAGAAGCGCAGGACATACATAAGTGGAATGGATTACTCGGCAGACAGAGTGCAGATGAGTCCCGACGGGGAAGGATTTACCAGTATATCAGATAGACTTATCGACTTGCAGCGAGAAATAAATTCTGAGATAGACGAGTACCATGATATGAGGCATAAGGCCATTAATCAAATACAAGGTTTGTCCCGTGAAGAGTATTCCGATATCCTGTTTCGGTTATACGTTCAGTACCAATCAATGACAGAGGCAGCGTCGGGAATGGGCTATGATTATTACTGGGCCTGTCATCTGCATGGCAGGGCATTACTGGAATTTGATGACCGCTTTTTGAAACACCGCAACTAACCGCAAGACTTTTTCTGTTAACCTGTGTTATAGTGTAGATAGCGAATTAGGGATAGAAGCCTGGTTCGCTTCATTCATCATTATTCCGGCCGCTTGAAAATTAGAGCGGCCGGGACCTCCCTTAAAGCAGCGAGGCGCTTATCGATTGATAGGCGCTTTTTTAATGCATGAAAGAAGGTGAAATTTTTGAGGAACCGCCCGGATAAAGACGGAACCCACCGCGGAGCGTTCGAAAGGAATAAGAAGAAGATATTCGCAACTCAAAGTGTGTGCGGTATCTGTGGTAAGCCGGTGGACTTTACCCTTAAGTATCCGCATCCGCTATCACCATGTATTGACCATATAATACCGATTGCAAGGAACGGCCATCCATCAGATATTGACAATCTACAATTGGCCCACTGGACCTGCAACCGGCAGAAGTCAGATAAGTTGGTGGAAGAAAAGAAAAAATATCAGGGGGACAGCAACGAAATAATAAGCAACCGTATGCTGCCGCAATCAATAGATTGGACTAAATATAGCGGGTAAAGGTGTTTTGGCAGACGGGAGAAGGTAGGGGGATACCTCCCTCCCCTCCCTCTCTTTCGACC